CTAGTCTATTGAAAGATTGGGGTTTGATTAATATCAGTAGTGAAGTACAAAACATGTCACCACTTAGTCAAATCAAAATTATAAGTTTCAAAGAAAAGTCTGAATGGACTTTAGAAACAAAATATAATATTGGAAAGACTAAAGATGAGAACAGTATATGATGAATGGACTAGGTTACAAAAAGTAATCATTGGTCGATCATTTGATTTAAGTAATTTTAATATAGATTATAAAAATAAAATATTATTTAATTATGATAAGACAATATCAGAAAGACATCAACACTTTTCAAATATAGAATATGACGGTAATAGAACTACAACTGATAGTTTACTAGATTTAGTTGAGGGTAATTTATCAGGTTTAAAAAGAATACATGATGAAACTAATGAAGACTTAGATGTATTAGCAGACATATGTAAACAGTTTGGTACGTTTGTTGTAAGACCAGATATATTATATCCAATAGAAACTGAGTGGCGTCATCCCATGCAAGTTAGAGATACGATTGGTAAAATAGGTGATACAGTCTTTGAGGTTTACACTTCATCTTGGGATAGGATGTATGAAAATCTAAACTGTAGAAATATTTTGATAGATGAATTTGAAGAGGGTGCTAGATATATTTCGATGCCATTTCCCATATATGAAAGAAAACCAACAAATACTATAGATGATATTGATATAAAAAATGAGATATCCAATAAAGAAATACAATCATATGATAATCAAGGACAAATATTAGGTGATACAGCTGCATTTATGAAATGTGGAAAACATATTTTTCATACTCATTCAAATCCAAAAACAAAACTAAAAAAACAACATTCTCAAATTAGTATGACTAATAATGGTAGAGAGTGGTGGAAGAGAGAGTTTCCAAGTCATGAATTTGTAGAAATGAACGCATACGGACATGTTGACGGAAAGATATCTATTTTAAGACCAGGTTTAGTATTGGCATGGAACAAAGATCACATACCAGAGATCATGAAAGATTGGGATGTAATATTGATTGAAAATAAAGCAACATATTCTGGCAAACAAATAAAAGATTTATGCGAGGAAAAAGGTGTCAAAAATTATCCATGGCACCATCTATTAGGTGTATCACAAGAAACAAGGTTTGATGCAAACTGTTTATCACTTGATGAAAATACAGTGATCACATCTGGTTATGATAAAGATTTATCAGATAAATTAAAAAAGTATAACATTGAAATGATACCTTGGGTTAATCGTTGGAACTTTCTTTGGTCTGGTGGTGCTCATTGTTGTTCTGTAGATTTGGCAAGAGAGGGAAAACTTATTGACTATTTTTCATAATTATGGTATAATAATCACATGAGGTTTTATACTAACATTTCTCAGTGGGGAAATAATTTATTATTACGTGAAGTCATAGATGGTAAGAGAGTAAATCGAAAAGTAAAATATTCGCCAACTCTGTATTGTCCTGTGATGCGTGAGACAAATTTTAAAACTTTAGAAGGTAAGTATGTCACACCTATAAAACATCAAACAATGAGAGATGCCAAAGAGTGGGTTGAACAATATAAAGAACAACCACATTTGTTATATGGTAATACACAATATCAATATTCTTTTTTATATGAAAACTATCCAAACTTAGAATGGTCATTAGATGATGTATTGATTGCAACTATTGATATTGAAGTTGCTTGTGAAAATGGTTTTCCTAATCCACAAGATGCTATTGAACCTTTACTTTCTATCACTGTAAAAAATCATGCCAATAAACAAATATTTGTTTGGGGTGTTGGTGAGTACAAAACAACTCGACCAGACGTTGCTTATGTCAATTGTGAAAATGAAAAAGAACTTATCTATGAGTTTTTAAAGTTCTGGCAAATGAATCAACCTGATGTTATCACTGGTTGGAATACAGAATTTTTTGATATACCATATCTTTGTAATAGAATAAAAAAACTTTGTGGTGAAGATGACTTAAAAAAATTATCACCATGGAAATCTGTTTCATCAAAAAATATTTACTCAATGGGTCGCAGTCACCAAGTTTGGGATATACAAGGTATCGCAGCTTTAGATTATTATGATTTGTATCGAAAGTTTACATATACAAATCAAGAGTCATATCGTTTAGATCATATCGCATACGTGGAACTAGGTGAGAGAAAAGACGGAAATCCTTACGATACTTTTAGAGATTGGTACACAAACGATTTTCAATCTTTCATTGACTATAACATAACAGATGTTGAGATTGTTGATAAACTTGAAGAGAAAATGAAACTTATCGACTTGTGTTTGACTATGGCCTACGAGGCAAAGGTTAATTATACAGATGTTTTAGGATCAGTTAAGTATTGGGATATTCTAATACACAACTATTTAATGGATAAAGGTATTGTTGTTCCACAAAAAGTAGAAAGAGAAAAGTCTGAGAAGTATGAAGGTGCATATGTAAAAGATCCACAGACAGGTATGCATGAATGGGTATTATCTTTTGATTTAAATTCACTATATCCACATTTAATTATGCAATATAATATTTCACCTGAAACAATGAAAAGTGAACAGACAGTACCTAATATGTCAGTTGATAAACTATTAGATAAACAAATAGACACATCTATTTTAAAAAATACAACTATGACACCAAATGGTGCGTTATTTCGCACTGACAAAAAAGGATTCTTGCCTGAGATGATGCAAAAAATGTATGATGATAGAGTTAGATACAAAAAGGCAATGTTAGAGGCAAAACAAAATCTTGTTAACACAAAAGATAAAAAGTATGAGAAACAAATTTCTACGTTTAATAATATACAAATGGCAAAAAAGATTGCACTTAACTCAGCATATGGTGCTATTGGAAACAATTGGTTTAGATATTATTCACACACAATGGCAGAAGCGATTACTACGTCTGGTCAATTATCTATTCGTTGGATTGAAAAAAAGATAAACAGTTATATGAATGGATTACTAAAAACTAAAGATAAAGATTATGTTATTGCATCCGACACTGACTCTGTTTATATTACATTTGATGAACTAATTAAAAAACTTAATCCAAAATATCCTATTGACTTCCTTGATACAATTGCAAAAGAAAAGGTTGAACCTTTCATTGATCAATCATATCAAGAACTTGCAAACTATCTACATGCATATGAACAAAAGATGCAAATGAAAAGAGAAGTGATTGCAGATAAAGGTATTTGGACTGCAAAGAAAAGATATATTTTAAACGCATACGATATTGAGGGTGTTAGATATAAAGAACCAACATTAAAGATTATGGGTATCGAAGCAGTGAAGTCATCAACACCTGCACCATGTCGTGAAAAAATTAAAGAGGCTTTGAAGATTATGATGTCTGGTGATGAAAAAGAACTAAATAAATTTATACAAAATTTTCGTGAAGAGTTTCTTACACTTCCACCAGAAGACATTGCATATCCAAGAAGTGTAAATGGTTTGAACAAATGGTCTGAGACACATACATTATTTAAGAAAGGTGCTCCGATACATGTCAAAGGTGGAATATTATATAATCATTTAGTAAAGAAAAATAAACTTACAAGATACTATCCTTTAATACAAGAAGGCGACAAGATAAAGTTTTTATATTTAAAACTTCCTAACATTTATCAATCATCATCTATATCATTTATTACAACACTTCCAAAACAACTTGACTTTAAAGTTGATTATGAATTACAGTTTGAAAAGTCATTTATTGAACCACTTAATTTTATTATTGAAAAGATTGGATGGTTTGTTGATAGAACTTATGGAACACAAGGAACACTAGAAGATTTTTTTGCATGATACACAAATTACTAGAAACAATAATAACAAAGGAGTCACAAAATGAAACTGAAGTTGCTATTCTCTTATCTGGCGGCGTTGACAGTAACACTTGCTTATTTACTTCTAACCGTCTCGGTTTAAAAGTACATGGATATTCTTTTCATATAAAAGATAATCCTACTTACGACTCACTAAAAGCACAAGAGGTGTGTGAGAAGTTTGGATTTAATTTTACAAGTATTGAGGTGCCAACTGAAAATTTAGTCGAGGACTTTAAAACGTTGGCACACAAATATAGTTGTAAAAAGAAAGTTCAGTTTGAATGCACTTGGCCATTCATGTACATGTATCCTAAGATAAAAGAGAAAGTTATTATATCTGGTGTTGCCGCAGACGGACATTATGGTCTAAGTAAAAAAGCAATGATACATTTCAAACACACAAAACAAAAGTTTGATAAGTTTAGAACAGATTATTTTTCATCTGATAATCCAGCAGGTGTCAGACAACTTGAAATGTTAAGTAAAGAATATAATAAAATACTGATTGCACCTTATTTAAACAAAGATGTATTTAATTATTTTATACAGTTTGATTGGGATCAGATTAATAAACCATACGAAAAACATTTAATCAGACAACATTTTCATGAGTTTAATGAACTTAAACTTAAAAAACATCTTAATTTACAACTTGTGGCAGAAATACCAACTATATTTGAGAATCTTCTTGACAATAAAGAGATAAACATATATGATAGGAAAAGAATTATGGATGTGTGTCGTGACTGGTCAAAAATAGTTGATAGTAAAGGCACTTTGGAAAACTTTATATGAAATATAAACCTTACTTAATGAAAGACGTATTAGACGGAGAGGCACAAGAAAAGTTTCGTGTTATATCCACTTTCGCAGGTGGTGGTGGAAGTTCTACAGGTTATCGTCTTGCAGGTGGAAAAATACTTGCAATAAATGAGTTTGTTGAAGAAGCAAGAAATACTTACAGAGATAATTATCCAAACACACCTATTCTTGATGGTGATATCAAAGAACTAGAGGGAAAAGATTTTTTAGAGATTGCAAATATAAAAGAAGGTGAACTTGAATTATTAGACGGATCGCCTCCATGTTCAGCATTTAGTATGTGTGGAACATTGGCAAGAGAGGGAACAGTTCATAGTGACGGATTTGGTAAAACTAAATCTTACTCAGACGGAAAGATAGTTACGAATATTGAAGACTTATTCTTTGAGTTTTTAAGAGTCGCAGATAAGATTAGACCAAAGACTATCATCGCAGAGAATGTTGAAGGTCTTACAGTTGGAGAAGCAAAACAATATTTTAATAAAATACAAAATACATTTGAGGATATTGGATATCAAGTAGTTGCAAAAGTACATGATTGTTCACAGTTTGGAGTTCCACAAAGAAGACGAAGAGTTTTCTTTATGGCAGTTAGAGATGACATTATGGATCAAGTTGGTTTGAATTTTATGACTCTATCATCAATATTTCCAAAAGAAAATAAAACAATTACTACTTTACAAGGTGCATTTGATGATTTAGATTATGATCAAGATGAAGTTGAAATGTTAACAAGAATGTGGAAAGAGACAGCATACTATAAACAAACTTGTGTTCTTATGCCACGCAACCCAGACAAAGTAATCACAGGCACAGACTATCATCCAAAAGGTTGGCATTTTAATTTAAAGATTGCATCAGAGTTTCATCCGTCACCTACTATCACTGCCATGGGTGCAACTGAAAAAACTGCTGGAGTTTGTCATTGGGAAGAAGACAGAAAGTTTACATTAGGTGAATTGAAAAGAGTAACATCACTACCAGACGATTTTATACTGACAGGTAAGTGGGCTCAGAGATCAGAGAGATGTGGAAGAATGGTGCCATCACTAATGATGAAAGCACTGGCAAGTTCCATGTATGATAATGTTTTAAGGAATATATAATGAACGATTTTACATTTGCACATAGAGAAGAAGGATTTGATAATCACATTGACAAATCCATTAGAGGTTATAAAGAATTATTGAATGATGTTGTATCATTTTCTAGATATTTTGTAGAAGAAAAAACACATGTTCTAGATATTGGATGTTCAACTGGCAAACTAACAAAAGAAATATTTTTAGAAAATCATGAACATAAGAATCGTGTCACATACGAAGGTGTTGAATACGCAAAAGGTTTTCAAGAAGACCTTCATAAAAGGTCTGATGAATTATGGGAAATGGTTGAGGAAAGTAAAAATAGATCATTTATTAATTTTAGTGAAAAGGATATAAGAGAATATTCGTTAGGTTATAATAAATATTCTTATATTACATCAATATTTACTTTACAGTTCATT